TGAAGAACAACGGTTCAATCCCTGAAGGTTACACAATTAACCACTACCTGACAGACACCAATGCTTGGTTCTTGTGCACAGACGTTCCTAACGGCCTGAAGCACTTTGAGCGTATGGCCTTAACTACTGGCATGGACGGTGACTTTGATACAGGTAACGTTCGTTACAAAGCCCGTGAGCGTTACAGCTTCGGCTTCTCTGACCCACTAGGTGTCTTCGGTTCACCCGGTTCAACCTAATAAAACAGCCCCACAAGGGTAAGTTTGAGGCCACCTTCGGGTGGCCTTTTTGTTGTCACAAAGGTAAACTACGATCAGATTGCAGCCACTGTGGTTGCATAAACATAGGGGCACATCATGAAATTTGAAATGGAATTTGGCGTTTTTAGTAATAGCAAAATTGTTGTTGAGACTCACGATTTTGACATCATTGATATTTTCCAAAAGTTTGTGGAGTTTCAAGAACACTACGGTTGGGCTGTTGAGTACGAAGCCACTGCGGTGCTTGGTGACGAGTTTGACGATGAAGACGATACTGAGGAAGAAGAAGTTGCGGCTGCTACAGCAGAAGCTAACAAAGAGTAATACTAGGGGGCTTCGGCCCCTTTTTTCTTTTTAGCTTTCTTAGCAATACGTTCGTCGTGATGGTGTATACGATGGCAGTTGGCGCAAAGCACAATGCACTTTTGGACTTCTTCCATAGCACGCTTAAAGGCACGGTTTTTTATTAGCTTGTTGACCGAGGCTTCTTTGGTGTCGCTATTTATGTGGTGAAAATCAAACGTGGCCGGGTGGTTTTGCCCGCATTTTATGCAAGCTAGTGTAGCTTTAAAGCTACGCCATTGATCTTTATATGCTTTGGCAGAGACCTTACTTGCCGCTATTACAGTCGCTTTGTTGTTGGCATAGTACGTATTTGCGTACGTCTTTTGTTTAGTTTGCTTAACAATTTTATCTTTATACGGCATGCTTGATCTTGTACTTCCAGTACAACGCCGTTTTTAAACCCCAAGGTTGAGATGGCTCAAACATTTTAAAACCTATAGCTATCAAACTGTTTGCGGAGGCAGGGTTTTGATTAGTGTCAGAGATAACCCAGTTCATTTTTAGCGCTTTGGCTTTGCGAACCCGCGTTTTAATAAACCTCTTCTGAAGCCCGCGTCCACGATGAGCGAGTACAACACCTGCCCGACAAAGATACATAGTGTCAGACCAACGACTAGAGGGAACAACACCAGCGAACCCAGCAGCCTCACCGTCCTGTGTGTAAGCGACATACCAGTATCCTTTTGTAATCGGGTAAATTTTATCGTGGGGGAGACACGTTTTTTGAAGCAACGTCAACAACTGCACTACCTCTGGCTGACGAGTATCGACAGGGACAACGCGGTATTTCATGCATGTATAATGCCGAAAAATTATGACAAGAAAAATAATTGTTGCGCCCAAATAAACGCCGTGATATAAACACAGTATTCCGGGCTATCCGGTGCATTAGACAGTCCCGGCTGACGACATACAGACTGATGCACTTAACTTGTATGTAAGGAAAAATCATGGCACGTACTACGTTCTCCGGCCCAGTTGTATCTCAAAACGGCTTCATTATCGCTTACACCCCCACATCTGCAAACGCAGTAAACGCAACGGGCACAGCCACTGCAGCACAAGTCGCTTCTGGCTACATCACTTCTACTTCAGCAGCCGCCACAATCATCACTTTGCCTACAGGTACTCTGTTGGGAGCCGCTTTAAGTGCTACTCGAGGCACTGTGCTCGATTTGTTTATTGATAATACCGCTGGCGCAAATACAGTAACGATTGCTGTAGCTACAAACGGTGTCCTGTCTACTGGCGCTGTTGATGCTGCTGCTGCCGCAGGTACTTTTGGTGACTTGACTGTTGCTTCTGGTGTAACAGGTTTGGCCCGTTTCACCATCATGTTCTCTAGCGCAACAGCATACGCGTTCACGCGCACTGCTTAATTAGGAGCATCCTATGTCGATGCAAACTGATGTACAGGCAAGTGTCCCGCTAACTGCTACGGGGCAATTTACCAATCAAACACCTACTGCTCTTACTAGAACAAGGGTTAAAGCTGTTTACATGGTTCCGTCAGCTACGGCTGGCAGTGTGGTATTTAAAGATGGTGGTGCGTCTGGCACAACCGTTATCACGCTTAACACCGTGGCTTCTGCTACGCAACCTACGTATCTTATATTTCCGGGCGAGGGTGTTTTATTCAGCACCAATGTTCATGGAACTGTGACGAACGTAACTTCAGTCACAATTTTCTATGGCTAAGAAGAAAGGCCCCGTCCTATCCGTTGGAAGAGGCGAGAAATTGCCAATATCCAAGGGGGCGGGCTTGACTGCCAAAGGCCGTGCTAAGTACAACGCGGCTACGGGTAGTAACCTGAAGGCTCCACAGCCACAAGGCGGTAAGCGCAAGGATTCGTTCTGCGCACGTATGTCGGGTATGCCCGGCCCCATGAAAGACGAGAAGGGCAAGCCCACCCGTAAGGCGGCTGCTCTTGCAAGGTGGAAGTGTTAAGGATACATTATGAGAATTAGTAGACCAGTGCGTAGACCAGCTCCAGCGTCAATGCCCAGTAAACCAATAAGAGATATTGGCACTGGCAACCTTCCTTTTAGACCAAAAGATATTGCGTCTACCATGCAAGGTACAAACTCGTCTGTTGGTACGCCAACAGGCACTCGTGGAACTTTAGTAAATGATGCTTTTGGCGGCCCAACTTCAGGCCCCGGCGCTCCGATCTCCCAACCCGGTTTAACGGGCGGTGCTTCTTCCATACCCGCAGGCGGTGCTTCTTATGGAACACCCGCCGGAGGAAATATAGGCGCACCCGCTACAAGCACTTTTCAAGGGGGCACTAGCGGTGGTAGTGGCATGGCCGGTGGCATGCCTAATACATCTATGCCTAATACATCCATGCCCCCTGCTGGCGCAGCGTTTAAACGAGGCGGCGCAGTTAAAGCTAAAAAAATGGCTTCTGGCGGCATGACATCTAAAGCAGCTACTGCATCCAAACGTGGTGATGGTATTGCTCAGCGCGGCAAGACAAAAGGGCGAATGGTGTGAAACAAGAAAACGTTGAAACCATAAAGCATGTAGCGGATGGCGTTGCCGCTGTTACGGCTATTGGTACGGTAATGCAACTACTTCCTGCGGTTGCCGCGCTGTTCACAATTGTGTGGACAGGTATGCGGATCACTGAAATGATTGCGGGCAAACCTTTTGCTGAGATCATCCGTCGAAAGAAGGGTGACTGATTATGGCCGCGCCCTTGCTTGGACTTGCTAGCTTGCTTGGGCGTGAGTACGCTAATTCACAGCCTACGGTGGAACAACGGGATAATATTCTTAAAATTCTTAGTCCTCAGACGTATTACGGCAATCAGCTTATTCAGTACCTTGCAGACAAGTTTAATCCAACACTAGGAGGTGGTTTAAAAGGTGCGCAAGTTTTGTCCGATGGGTACGCAGTGGAGCCTTATTACAGAGGGCGCCCAGAAAATCAATTGTCTGAAGAGGAATACAACAGGCAAATGGCAGAGTTGAGCGCACAAGTAAACAGGCCGGGAAATCTGGAAAATTTTGAAGACCGCTTGCGGGATATGGAGTATGGCACCATTGACCCAAACAACCCCCGGTACGTTGGGCCATCGGGAGAATACGATCAATCACGCCTAGATGCTGAGTACGATTTTTCAAATAGCCTTAGCGATTATCGGACGGGTGTTAGCGAGCCTACGGATGCCGATATGTCTCAAGATCGTAGTAACGATATGCCCCAAGGCGGTGGTAAAGGTGCGTTTGATATTGATGACATTGAACAGTATTTACGTGGTGGTATTGTTGGACGTAACAGGTACATATAATGCCAAGCACAAGTAAAAAACAACACAACTTCATGGCAGCAATTGCAAATAACCCTGCGTTTGCCAAGAAGGTTGGAATACCGCAAAGCGTCGGAAAAGATTTTGACGAAGCGGATAAGGGTAAGAAGTTTGGTTCTGGTGGGCGTACTCGTCCAGATGTTCAGAAGGTGAATAAGCCTAAAACCGATCACGGAAAAATGACTTTCTTTAATAAAGGTGGTGATACTATGGCTAAGATGAACGCAGGCATGATGGCAATAATGGCCAAGAGAAAAGATGGCATGCACAAGATGTCAGATGGCAAAATGATGAAAGATTCAGCCATGAAAAAAGGTGGTATGGCCGGTGGCGGTATGCCCATGAAAGACGGTAAGCCCGCTTTTATCGGTGACGGCAAAGGCATGAAACACGGCGGCATGAAAAAGATGAACATGGGCGGTATGGCCGGTGGTGGTTCTGCTTCCAAACGCGCTGACGGTGTTGCTACAAAAGGCAAAACCAAAGGCACGATGATTGGCATGAAAATGGGCGGCAAAGCCTGTTAATAAGTCATCATGGCAACCGTAAAACCTGCAAGTACTGTAGTTAAGTCTTTAAAAAAGGCTGGGTTTTACGGTGCAAGTGAACCTAAACGACTGGCTATTATTAATAAAGTTACAACCAAACCCCAGCGGATAAAGATGGTTGACAAATTGTTTTTAGCCAAAAAATCTAAAGGTAAAACAAAATGATGGCAAGCCGTGGTATGGGGGACATCTCCCCTTCTAAAATGCCCAAGGGTAAGAAAAAGGCTCGTCGGGACGACACTGACTTTACCCAGTATAAAGAGGGTGGGAAGGTCAAATCCAAGGTAAACGAGGCGGGTAACTACACCAAGCCTGAGTTACGTAAACGGATTTTCAACAGCGTCAAAGCTGCGGCCATCGTAGGTACTGGTGCAGGTCAGTGGTCAGCCCGTAAAGCACAAGTCATGGCTAAACGATACAAAGCCGCAGGTGGCGGGTATCGTGATTAAAGCCCCACAGCAATCCCTGAAAAACTGGGGCAAACAAGATTGGACAACCAAAAGTGGTAAAAAATCTTCTGACACTGGTGAACGATACCTTCCAAAAGCTGCGATCAAAAGTCTCAGCGCTAGTGAGTACGCTGCGACGACCAAAGCCAAGCGAGCCGGAAAAGCCGCCGGTAAACAATTCGTAGCACAACCTAAAACGATTGCAAAGAAAACGGCAGGATTTAGATGACCACTTCAGGAACCACAGCGTTTAACCTTGACCTTACTGAATTGGTTGAGGAAGCGTTTGAGCGCGCGGGTTCGGAGTTGCGTACAGGCTACGACTTACGTACAGCCCGCCGTTCATTGAATTTGATGTTTGCTGATTGGGCAAACCGCGGTGTCAATATGTGGACGTTTGAGCAGGGGACAATCAACCTGACTCCGGGTCTGAACAACTACGCACTGCCTGTAGATACAGTGGATCTACTTGAGCATGTGATTCGCACGGGTGCGGGTAGCGCATCCACGCAGTCTGACTTAACTATCACACGTATCAGTGTTTCTACCTATGCCACGATTCCCAACAAACTGCAACAAGCCCGACCGATTCAGGTGTGGTATCAACGTTTGGATGGCCAGACTTCTTCAATTGGCACCACGCTTAACGGCGGGATTACAGCTACGGCCACCACAATCACACTAACTTCCGTAGTTGGATTACCCGCTACGGGGTTTTTGTATATTGACGGGGTTGTTAAAGAGACTATTCAGTATGGCTATATCTCTGGCAACGTGCTTAACAACTGCTTCCGTGGTCAGAACGGCACAACTGCCGCAGCACACTTAACGGGTGTGTCTGTGTTTACGCAGAATCTGCCCTCTGTGACCCTTTGGCCAACTCCAGACAGCAGTGCAACGTATCAGTTTGTTTACTGGCGCATGCGCCGTATTGATGATGCTGGCGGGGGTGTACGCACGATGGATGTGCCTTTCCGTTTCCTGCCTTGTATGGTGGCGGGTCTTGCTTATTACTTGGCTCTTAAGATTGAGAATGGCGCTGAGCGCCTACCTGTCTTGAAACAACAGTACGATGAAGCGTGGCAGTTGGCTTCTGATGAAGATCGTGAAAAAGCTTCGGTTCGGTTTGTTCCACGTCAGATGTACATAAACTAGCAGTACGTAAATGGGCAATCGCTTTGCATCCGGTAAGAACAGTATCGCCATGTGCGATAGGTGCGGCCAACAGTTTAAATTGACGGCTTTGAAAAAAGAAGTCATCAAGACAAAGCTTTACAATTTGATGGTGTGCCCTACGTGTTGGGATCCAGATCAGCCGCAGTTGCAGTTGGGTATGTATCCAGTGGACGATCCACAGGCAGTGCGTGATCCCCGTAACGACACAACGTACGTTACGGCAGGTGTTAACGCTAGTGGCAGTTTGACTGGTGGTTCGCGGGATATTCAGTGGGGTTGGAACCCTGTGGGTGGGGCCAGTAATTTTGATGTTGCTTTGACACAGAATTACTTGGTGGCAACAACAAATGTTGGTACAGTTACAGTAACAGTTACTTAGGAGTTAGTTATGAAAGACATGACACAAGACAAGAAGATGGTGAAGTCTGCCATTGGTAAACATGAGAAAAATATGCACCCCGGCAAAACGCCTACAAAGCTTGCCAAGGGTGGTAAGACCAATGAGATGATGCTTCAGTATGGCCGCGGTATGGCCAAAGTTACAAATCAGGGGAAATGACATGGCCAAGATAAACAATCTACCTGCTTCTGCATACGCCAAGCCCCACACCATGAGTGGTGCGCCTGTTGTTCCGTCTACAAACCCCGGCATTCCCCCAAACCGCAGTAAAGCCGACACCGTTAATATGTCTATTGGCAACATCAGCAAAGCTGCTGGTAACGAAACCACTAAGACATCCGGTATTGTCACCCGTGGTAACGGCGCGGCAACCAAGGGCACTATGGCCCGAGGCCCGATGGCATGAATTACACCGCACTCAGCGCTGCTATTCAAGCGTATACGGAGAACACGGAAGCAGATTTCGTGGCTAATATCCCCGTGTTCGTTACGCAAGCTGAAGAGCGTATATTTAACTCGGTTCAGTTCCCGTCGATTCGCAAGAACGTGACTGGTGTGGTATCTACAACAACACCGTATTTAAGTGCGCCCGATGATTATCTAGCTTCGTATTCGTTGGCGGTCATTGACGCTACTGGCAACTACGAGTACCTGTTAAACAAAGACGTTAACTTTATTCGTCAAGCGTATCCAAGCGCTAGCGATGTAGGTTTGCCAAGGTATTACGCTTTGTTTGGCCCAACAGTCAGCGGTAGCACAATCACAACTGAGTTGACGTTTATTGTAGGCCCTAAGCCAGATGCCAACTACACCGTTGAGTTGCATTACTACTATTACCCACAGTCGATTGTCACCGCTTCAACTACATGGCTTGGTGATAACTTTGATTCTGTGCTTTTGTATGGCTCTTTGGTTGAGGCTTACACCTACATGAAGGGTGAGCAGGACATGATGGCGCTGTACAACCAGAAGTTCATGGAAGCATTAGCACTTGCAAAACGTTTGGGCGATGGTATGGAGCGTCAAGACGCTTACCGTTCTGGTCAGTTCCGTCAGAAGGTAACTTGATATGTCGATTATCCAGACCCAGACCACAAGCTTTAAAGCTCAGTTGTACCAAGGCATTCATGACCTGACGACCGACGTTATCAAGATTGCCTTGTATACGGCTAACGCTAATTTGAATGAAGACACAACTGTGTACAGTTCAACTGATGAAGTGGCCAACACGGGCACTTACGTCGCTGGTGGGGCACAGCTAACTCCCATCACAATAGGCACGTCTGGATACACAGCTTACGTGGGCTTCCCAAACATCTCGTGGACAGGCGCAATCACAGCTAGGTGTGCTTTGATTTACAACGTCACACAGGGTAACAAGTCTGTAGCCGTGTTGGATTTTGGTTCAGACAAAACTTCTACAACCACGTTCACCATTACCATGCCAACCAACGGCCCAACCACTTCATTGATTAGGAGTTCAAATTGATTGTTACGACAACCAAAGGCGACATGGACGAAGCCCTGCTTGAAAAGCGTGAAGGCAACGTTGATAATGATAACGAGTACACCACTTGGGTGGAGTATTGGTTGGATGGCGAACTTGTGCACAGATCCGCGCACGTTCAATTAAAACAATCCGTGGCCCTCTCAGGTTCCACAGCTTCTTTCGAGTAAAGGAAAAATCATGGCAAATACCCAAGCAATGTGCACGTCGTTCATGCAAGAACTGCTGACAGCTACGCACAACTTCACCACAGGTACAGGCAATACTTTTAAAGCTGCTTTGTATTTCTCTTCTGCCACAATCAATGCGGCAACAACCGTGTACTCGACTACGGGCGAAGTGACAGGTACAAACTACACGGCTGGCGGTGTGACGGTGACTAATAGCACATCCCCGTTATCTACAAACTCATCTGCTACGGCGGGTGTTGCGTATTGGACACCCGGCGCAAGTTTGACATACACAAACGTAACCATTAACTCTGCGGCGTTTAATGCTGTGTTGATTTATAACTCATCAGCTTCTGACAAGGCTGTCAGCGTACACACATTTGGCGATCAGACTGTGACTGCCGGTACGTTCACACTGACAATGCCTGCTAATACAACATCTACTGCGTTGCTGCGTTTAGCGACAACCTGATCCTCCTAAACAGGAGGGCAGGACATGACAACCGCATGGGGCGCAGGGGCGTGGGGTGACAATAGCTGGGGAGGTCAGCAATCTGAAATCTCCGGCGTTGCCGCGTCTGGCGCTGTTGGTACAGTAACGGCGGAAGTTGTTTATGAAGTTCCCATTACGGGCGTAGCGGGCGCGGGTGCAGTTGGGCCAGTTGCTGTCGGGGAAATAACGGTTGCTCTGAGTGGCGTCAACGCCTCGGGTCTGGTTGGCACGGATATTCCGGTCAAAGAAGTTGCAGTCACGGGCGTACAGGCTGTTGGCTTTGCAGGCACAGCAGCAGGCGCGTTTCAAACAGCAGTCAGCGGTGTTCAGGCGGAAGGTTTAGAGGGTTCGGTTGTTGCAGGCAAGTCGCTGGGAGTGTCCGGTGTTTCTGCGGCGGGCGCGGTTGGCACTGTTGCTGGGGTTACTTCTAGTGCAATCACAGGGGTTGAGGCAAGCGGGGCAGTTGGCTCTGTTGCAGTTGGCACAGTTTCAGTTGCACTAACGGGTGTTGAAGCCACTGGTGAAGTGGGCACCATGGTGCGCAAGTTTGTGCTTGATGGCGTTGAAGCCGCAGGCTTGGTTGGTACTGCTAGTGCGGGTGTTACAGTTGCGCTGACTGGCGTGTCTGGCTCTGGACTAGTGGGTGATGATGTTCCTGTTAGATCGCTCGCACTGTCGGGTGTATCTGCAGCAGGCGCTGCTGGCACAATGTCAGTTGGCGCAAGGTTGATTGCTATCACAGGCAGTCAAGCAATGGGTAATGTTGGCAGTTTTGGCGTGTTTTATTGGTCGTTAATTGATGACAGCGAGAACGCAAACTGGCAGAATATAAACAATACGCAGTCTTCGGGCTGGACGGTAATTTCTACTTAGGAGTCAACAAATGACTACAGGCGCAACGGGACAACTAGGTTTAGCTCTACCAGTACAAGGCGAGCTTTCCGGCACATGGGGCGATACCGTCAACAACGGTATTACGCAGTACACCAACATCGCTATCGCAGCCACACTGACGCTGACAAACGACGGCGCGGTAACTCTGGCTAACACAACAGGCGATGCCTCGGCTACAAACATTGTTTCGTCGTTGACTGGCGCGGGTACGGTTACGGCTCAGTTTGCTATCGTGCGGGTTACAGGTACGCTGACGACAGCCAAAGTAATCACGGCTCCAAGCTACAGCAAGACATACGTTGTGGTCAACGCCGCCACTGGCGGTATCGTGACGTTCAAAGCATCGGGCCAAACCGGTGTGTCCATCGCCGTAGGCGAGAGCGCTTGGGTGTATTACAACGGCACTGACTACGTAAAGATTGCCGGTACGACTTCTGGCTCTGCTGGTGGCTCCAATACACAGGTGCAGTTTAATAGTTCTGGTAGCTTGGCGGGCGACGCGGACTTGACTTTCGACGGCACAACACTCTCAACTGCGGGCTTGACGGCGTCGGGCACTGTAACCCTCTCTGGAGGCACAGCAAACGGAGTTACTTACCTAAACGGCTCAAAGGTTCTGACAAGTGGCTCTGCGCTTACTTTTGATGGGACTAATTTAGGTGTTGGAAACGCAAGCCCTAGAACTTTGTTTGACACACTTTCTGGAACTGCTAATACAACTGGTGATGTTTTAGGTCAGGCTATTATTACTGGCCCAGATGTTGCCCCTGCTGGAACTGGTGGCTCAGGTAATTTAGTTATTCAAACCAATTCAAATCAAGCCGCTAATGTTGGTGGCACTATTGCATTTGGCGGTCGTGCAACTGATTCAAGCACAGTAGGCCGAGGTTATGCAGTTATTAAAGGTGCAAAAGAAAACTCTACATCAGCAAATCGTGATGGTTATTTTGCAATTTTTACTCGAACTGAAGCAAGCGGGCAAACAGAAAAATTAAGGGTTGACAGCGCAGGCAATCTAGGTCTTGGTGTTACACCGAGTGCTTGGGGAACTTTTAAAGCTATTGAAATTGCTTCTGCTGGAAGTAGTGTTATTTCCGCAGGCTCTACTGACATTCGTTTAACAGGTAACTCATATTTCAACGGCACAAACTGGAAATACGCAGCTACAAACTTAGCTTCAATGTATTCCCAAAACACTGGAATTCACGAATGGTATATAGCTGCAAGTGGTTCTGCTGGTGCAAACCTCAGTTGGACAACAGCAATGACGCTAAATGCGTCTGGGAATTTGGGTGTGGGTGTTACAAGCATAAACACAACGTTTCATGTTCAAGGTGCTGGAACAACCGATGGAAGCATTAAGTTTAACCAGCAATTAAATAGCACAGGCGCATATAACGCAACGCCAATGAGCGGAACAATGGTTGCGCTTAAATACAATGCTGGGGGCGATTATGCGGGTATGGGCGGTTGGTCAATTGGAAAAGAAAACGCAACCGATGGTAACTACTCAAGTTACTTTGCAATTCACACTAGGTTTAATGGCGCGGCTATTGTAGAAAAAGCCAGAGTTTCTTCTGATGGCGGTTTCTCAGTAGGCACAACAGCAAACCCCGGGGCTGGTGCAATCTACGCAACAGGCAACATCACTGCGTACTACTCTTCCGACATTAAGTTCAAAGAGAACGTGCGTGACATCCCTGATGCTTTGGCTACAGTGAACGCCATCGGTGGTAAGTTGTTTGATTGGACTGATGAATATATTGAATCCAAAGGCGGTGCTGATGGCTACTTCGTACAGAAGGCTGACTTCGGTGTGGTTGCCCAAGATGTACAGAAGGTGTTCCCAATCGCTGTGCGTACCCGCGAAGATGGCTCATTGGCTGTTGACTACGAAAAACTTGGCGCACTGGCCTTTGCCGCATTGGGCGAGTTGACTAAACGTGTTGAGGCACTGGAGGCTAAATAATGGCACTGAATAGCTCTGGCCCAATTAGCTTTGGTGGCGCAACGGTTGGTCAGTCGATTAACCTTGAGCTTGGTGTGTCTGCTACGGCTGAAGCATCAATTAACAGCACGGCGTTTCGTACTTTGGCTGGTGTACCGTCAGGCGCTATTAGCGTCAGCAACTTTTACGGTAAGAGCAGTTCGGTTGGGTGGGTTGCATATTTGTCGTATATGAATAATCAAGCTGGAGGATGGGTTGGAGGAACAAGTTGTTTTGTAGACAACGCAGGTAATTTTTATTGGATGTACGCGCCCTCTTCAGGCAATAATATTGGCGTTGCTGTAATGAATTCTGACGCAACGGTGGCTTCTTATCGTGCGCCAAGTGGTAGCTCTAATGGGGCTACAAACATTCTCCCCGGGTCTACTTGGTATGCAAGCGCAGGGTATGTGCCAGTGCAGATGAACGGTGGATCACAGTTAAGTTCTAATTACCCAGTAAACGGACTAAATAGTAGTGTGCAAGTGATTTCGCCTTCTACTTTTAAATACCCCACTGGAACATATGCAAATTCAGCTTACACAAACCCTGCTGTCTCCATATCCGCTGTTTCGTCTGATGGCAGTTTGCTGGTAGGCGCAAAGCTCGATGTTTACAAAGTTGGTGAAAGTTTTGGATTTATAAAATACAACAATGATTTTACTATTCTACGAGGAAATGCAAGAAGTAGCCTTGACAATATTAACACTGTACCAATAGTTGCGGGTCGTACAGACGGAACTTTTGTGATACTAAGGCGCGCAAATAATGCCCAGCTTAGATGGTATGTCATAAATTCTTCGGGTAACTGGCCTGCTAACTACCGACAAGAAAATACAACTGGGGCTTTCTCAGACCAGAGTGGTATTTTTTGCGCCGCCGCCGATACTAATAACGTGGTGTATTTTGTAACATTTAATACTAGTTCTGGGTACGGCCCTGTTCTATATGCATTAAACACCACTTCTGGCATATTGTGGGGGCGCGCTGTTAATTACCCCAGCTATCAAAACATGAATTCGAAAAATGCCGTAACTTGTTACGGTGGCTTTATTTATATGGCTAATACCATTACAAATGGCGGAGTTTATATTAGTTGCTTCGATTCTTCTGGCAATCGTATATGGACTAACAGCTTCACGTTGAGTGGCACAAACGGAACTTACGATATGATGGGTGGCAGTGCACTGCGCGCAACATCTGCTGGTTTATTTGTAGGATGGTCTGTTGGCGTAAACGATGCAGGTGGTTTTGCGATGCGTATTCCATTAACTGGAATGCCAAGCGGTTCATCTACTACCATCACTACTTTTACAGGTTCAAGAACGCTTTCATGGTCTATTTCGTCTCCATCAATAACTAACAATTACGGCACAGGGGTGACCACAAGTTCAGATAGCGGCACTGTTTGGAGTAGTTCCAATGCAAATAGCTATAGCGCAACAAACGTAAACGCCCCTATTGCTACAAAAACAGGCATATAAGATGTTCACTAAATACGCACAAATTGAAAACGGGCAAGTAATTGCCTATCCGTTAGACCCACATGTAAAAAACGAACATGGTGAATTAAATGTGCCAGAGTATTGGACTGGTGGAGATATAGATGGCAAGTCATATGTATATTGTCACAATACCGAACCTTTTTATAACTATACGCAAGACATTGTAGAAATCACACCCGTAATGAATAGTGAAAATGGCTTGTGGTACAGACAGTACCAAATAGTTCCAGCATCTGAAGAAGTTGTGACACAAAGGACACAGATCAAAGCCGAGCAAGTCAATGGCACTGCTAAGAGTTTGCAAGCAGTTGCCGATAAAGCTTTGTCCAAATTGTTGACAGAAGAACAAAAAACAAATTGGGAAAACTATAAGTTGCAGATTAGTTCGCTAATAGCTAGCGCAGAATCTCCTTGGGAAATTGTTTGGCCTCCTCTACCAGATGAGGTAAATCCTATAATTGAGGTTACAAGACTATGAGTGTAAATACAGACTTAAAAATCGTTGACAACGTGTTTGTCAAAATGATGAATTTTTACTACGCTGGTGACAAGTCTCAAGGACATGCGCACACCTATGACCACATTACACTGCTTGCCAAAGGTGCTGTAATAATGCGCGCAAATGGGCAAGAGGTAACGCACCAAGCGCCCAAGTTAATTGTTACGCCCAAAGGTGTAATTCACGAGTTTGAGTCATTGACTCCAGATTGCATACTTTGTTGCGTTCATGCAATTCGTGATGGTGATACAGATTTAGACATTGCTTCGCCAGATATTACAATTGAAGAAGCAGAAGTACTACTTCAGCAGTTTCCTTTGGCGCGATAATGATTAAATAAAAAGACTGCGTTGAATCACAAGTTAACGCATATTGAACAGAAATAAAGGACTAACATGACTACGATTACTTGGACAGTTACAGCAATGGACTGCTACACGCAAGAAGGCGGCAACAACAATGTCGTCTTCACGGTGCACTGGACTTGCTCTGGTGTTTTTGCTGACACGTACGGCAGTGTGTACTCGACCTGCTCAGTGCCTGCGCCATCTGGCTCTTTTACACCCTACGCCAATCTGACTCAAGACCAAGTTCTTGGCTGGATTTATGCCAATGGTGTTGATAAAGCGGCAACTGAAGCGGCTGTTGAGCAACAGATTCAACAACAAATTGCGCCAACTGTGCAGACCCCCCCACTGCCTTGGAGCGCCTGATGGAAATTAACTTGAAGCTTTCTCTGGAAGATGTCTCTGCCATATTGCAAGTGCTTGGCGACCTGCCAACTAAGAGCAACGCATACCCCCTCTTGATGAACATCAAGGGTCAGGCAGAAGCACAACTTCCAAAAGAGCCTGCACCGGAGTAACCATGCGGGACTGGGCTGAAGCGTTTATCGTTGCGGCCTTTATCGCCATCTTAGTTGTGTGGGGAACGTTTACCCTTGTGTGGATTTGGGGATGAAATGGAACTTGAGTATTACACCAAAATTATTGGCGCAGTAACTGCCTCAACTGCCATGATTGGTGGGGGCTATACGCTTGCCGACAAGTTTGGTGTGTTCCATAAAGACATTCTCAAGTGGGCACCAGAGCACTTTCAAATATCTGATGCGCCTGCAAACGGCGAATTCAAGGTTGTAGTGGCTCGTCAGAAGATTAGGGATAACTGCGAAGTTACCTCGTTTAAACTAGAGGTGCGGGATTCTGAGTTGGTGGTACACCCAGCCAAGCCTAGCATTGCAACGTTTTCAGGCCCAGCCAGCGACACAGTGGATAAGTTTGGGTATAAGTTCAAGTTAGACACGACTTCACAAGTAACGCCCGGCGTTGCTACTTTGATGGCGCACATTAAATACAAGTGCCCAGAAGGTGAAGTCATTGTGAACTACCCATCACATAAGAATCTAATGTTTACGATTAAGGAATCAAATGTTTGAAGTTCTAGGCGGTGGTATTTTGGGCGGGGTCTTTGGCGGTATCTTCCGTCTGGCCCCTGAAGTCTTGAAGTTCTTTGACAAGAAGAACGAGCGCTTGCATGAGATGGCAATGTTTAGCCGTCAGTGCGAGTTGGAGCAAATCCGTGGTCAGCAGAAGTTAGCCGAGATTGGCGCTCAAAGAGAAGCTGCAATTGACGTTGGTGTCATGGATGCCTTTAATGCTGCAATCAATCAGCAAGCTGAGATGGTCAAAGCGGCGGGTGGCTGGGCGGCTAGTCTGTCTGCATCCGTGCGTCCAGTCGTTACATATTGGATATTGTTTGTCTGGTCTTTTGTGCACGTTTGGTTTGCATGGAATGCATGGCTTGCCGGTGCGCCAGCAGTAGAGGTGTTTAAAACCATGATGTCGCCTGACTTTTCAGCCCTGCTGTCTGGAACAATTAACTATTGGTTCCTTGATAGAACTCTGAAACAGCGCGGAATATGAACCTAGAACTAGCCGCAGAACTGTGCCGCCGGTTTGAAGGCTATCGGGCCAAGCCGTACCTGTGTCCAGCTAATGTAGCCACAATTGGGTATGGTTCTACCTATTACGCTGATGGGCGCAAGGTAACATTGGAAGACCCGCCGATGGATGAGCCAACAGCCAGAGCGCTGTTGATGGCGGAGCTTCTGCACACCTACGCACCCGGCGCAGTTAGGCATTGTCCAAACCTGCTGGTAATTGCGGCTCAAGGCGATCCAAGGAAGCTAAACGCCATCGTAGATTTTTGTTACAACTTGGGTATTGGACGCTTGCAGACTTCTACGTTAAAGAGGAAAATCAACGCCAATGATTGGGAAGGGGCAAAAGAACAACTAATGCTCTGGACTAGAGGTGGCGGCAAGGTATTGCCGGGCTTATTAAAACGCCGCACGGCTGAGTGCGCCTTACTGGATTGACCGATGCCATTACAAAAAATACTGTTCAAGCCGGGCGTCAATAAAGAGAACACCCGCTACACCACCGAGGGTGGATGGTATGACTGCGACAAAATTCGCTTCCGTCAAGGCAACCCCGAAATTTTAGGTGGCTGGCAACGCATCTCCTCAAATACATTTAACGGCACTTGCCGTTCACTTTGGAACTGGACAACGCTTGGCAACCTCAACCTAGTAGGCGTTGGAACTAATACAAAGTTCTACATTCAAAACGGTGGTGCGTACTATGACATTACGCCTATCCGCGTAACTACTACGCTTGGCACAGACCCTTTTACAGGTAACGGCACAACCACAGTCACGGTGACGGCTACGGCGCATGGTGCAACTGACGGCTCTTTTGTTACTTTCAGTGGCGTTACGGGTACGTACGCATCTGTCCTAAATGCTGAGTTCCAGATTACGCTTGTTAACGCCAACTCCTACACAATTACAACATCATCTGTGGTTGCGGCAGGGGCAACGGGTGGCTCGGCTGTTGTTGCAGCTTACCAACTTAATGCTGGCCCTGCGTATGCTGTTCCGCTTGTAGGTTGGGGCGCTGGTGCTTGGGGCGCTGGTGCTTGGGGTGTAGGTACAACGTCTGTTACCGGCTTACAGCTTTGGAGCCAGATTAACTACGGTGAAGATTTGGTCTTTGGCCCTCGTGGTGGTGGCTTGTACTACTGGGATGCAACGGGCGGGTTGACAACTCGCGGTGTACTGCTCAACTCCCTTGGTGGCACAGTTTCGTTTACCAACGCATCTCCTACTGTCGTAACATCAACAGTTCTCTATACCGAAGGCGCGGCGCTTAAGTTCTCTGGCGGCTCGTTACCAACGGGTATTACTGCGGGCACTACTTACTATGTGTTTGAAGTAAACGGCTTGACGTTTAAGTTACTAGATGGCTCAGGTGCGGTTGTTAACACAACTTCTTCAGGCACGGGCGCGGTGTCCACTATTGTTGACGTGCCGACTGTTCAGAACAGCATAGTTGTGTCGGACTCTTCTCGTTTTATTATTGTGTTTGGTTGCAACGACTACGGCAGTGCAACTCTTGACCCCATGCTGATTCGCTGGTCAGCGCAAGATGACATCTACAACTGGACGCCTGATCCCACCAACCAAGCTGGTTTTGTACGGGTGTCTCACGGCTCTGAGATTGTGGCTACAGTCCAGACTCGTCAAGAGGTGCTGGTGTTTACCGACTCAAGCGTATATTCACTGCAATACCTCGGCCCCCCTTACGTCTGGGCACCGCAGTTGCTGGGTGACAACATTTCAATTCAAGGCCCCAACGCCGCTGTGATTGCCTCTGGTATTGTGTACTGGATGGGCGTGGACAAGTTCTACTCCTACGATGGCCGTGTGCAAACGCTTAACTGCGACCTGCGTCGCCACATATTTGGAGACTTTAATCAGTCCCAAGCTGCGCAGGTGTTTGCTGGTACGAACGAAGGCTTTAACGAAGTTTGGTGGTTCTATTGCTCTGCCAACTCATTCACCATTGACCGTTACGTAATTTACAACTACCTAGAAAAAATCTGGTACTTTGGCACGATGGCACGGACAGCGTGGTTAGATTCTGGCTTGCTTGACTACCCCTTGGCGGCTACATACAGCAACAACTTGGTGTTCCACGAGAATGGGCTAAACAACAATGAAACAGGAACAACTACCGCTATTGATGCCTACATTTCATCCTCAGAGTTTGACATTGGTGATGGACATAATTTTGGTTTTGTGTGGCGCGTCCTTCCTGATCTGACCTTTGAGAACGCTGAGAACTCACCCACGGGAGCCGTGCCTTCAGTGGCTATGACACTATAT